ATATGTCTTGGATTTTTATTTCATCGGGCGGTTTGTGTCCGTCACCCTGGTCATCGTGATTGCGTTTTCTTTGCCTAGTTATTGCCGCAAGTTGAATAACCGCAAGTCCTAAGTTGTTGTTTTTATTTCAGAGTGTATGTCTAAATTGCGAACTTGCGGATATATTATAGATTTAAAAGATATACGATTTATACGTACCTATATGGTTGAAAGTTGCAGGAGAATCCGCAATTCCGCAATTTCAGTGATAAGCTATTGATTACAATCGGGAAATAGACTTGCGGCTGTAAAATTACAAGCCGCAAGTTCGGGAAGTCCGCAAGGATAGCGGACGGTTAGCTGGTCTTGCGCTTTCTTTTGAAATCGCTCTGTCCTGGCATAGCTTCTATCATTGCATGTAGGTTTTCCTTAGTCGGTGATTTTACATACGCCTTTGACGCCTCTTGAGCTACCTTCCACGCCGCTTGCTCTTTACCTTTTGTTGATGCGGCTCTCGCTGCGATGTGGCCGACGGTGCCGCCATGGGGCATGCCTGCATATGCGGGGTTGTCAGGCTCGATAGGGTCGCCGCGTTTGCCAGAGGGTCTGGCTGGTATGCAAGAACCGCCAGAACCGCCAGAACCGCCAGAACCGCCAGAACCGCCAGAACCGCCAGAACCGCCAGAACCGCCGGTGAACTGGCCGTTCTTAGGGTCGTGTTTAACTGCGTCAATCGTCGCAATTGTTAACTTCAGAGCATCAAGGGCGCGAACGCCAGCCAATTTTGTAGTTGCCATTTCAATACCTCTTAAAAGTTAAGATCAAATCGATCTAGTTATATGATACTCCATCTTTTGAGTTAAATCAGACTTTTCAGCTCAAAATCATCTTATAATTGGACGCTTCCTACAGCGACAGCGAATAGCCCATCCTGGCGGCCCCTGGTCTGCCTTTGGGCCTTCCCACAGACGCGGATCGTTCAACTTAAAAATCTTTCCGTCTTTATCGATGTGCGTTTGGCGCGGAACTTTCCCTGCTGATGAGTGCATCCACTCGAATTCGTAAATGCCGTTCTGCTCCATGCGCTCATCACTCAACGCGCTGTATAGCTTGCTGGTCTGGTCACGCGCAATAAGATTGGCACGATTTTTAGCGAATCCGCCAGCCTCTTTGAGGGCGGCTTCAATGCCGGACTGCCCTTGCTCTTCCGGGTTTGGCGACGTAAGAGATAGCATCACCGCGTTGTAAATCTTCTCATGAACGTCAGCGTGAATGCCGGTGATCAACGTGTGGTTGAAGTCTTGCGCAGCATTTAACGTGTTGGCAATGGCTTCGTTATAGGCGACAGTCGGCTGTTCCACTCCTGCCGTACTCAGGCTGAATTGAACGGTCGCTTTCGCGTGCACATCAGAGTCGTCAACAAATTTTTTAGAAGTGGATTTCGCAAAACCTTTGAATATGTCATCCCATTTCTGGTTCAGACTTTGCATCGTCTGTTTCAGGACGGAATTGGCAGCAGCGTCTGTTGAAAAGAATTCCTTCACGCCTTTGTGATTAAGTGCTTTTGTTATTTGCTCTTTGTAATCGCGCACCATTGCCGCGATGATTGAATCCATCTGCTGCTGATACCATGACCGGATCGCAGCAGATGGAATGAGGGGCGTGCCTTTGCCTACCGGCTCTGGAGCCTTCTTTTCACGCTTCTTGGAGGCTTTGAATGCCACGGTTATTTGCCAGTCTCTTTCGCCAACACTTCGTTACCAGAACCCGAACCGGCTTGAAGCTGCATTGTACACCCATTCGGATCACTCACCCAGGCCTTGAAGTCGGCCATAGACATCGGGATCATATCCCCAAAGCCCTGCCAGCCGTCTTGATACGACGATTGATATGCGGCTTTGGCGTCTTCCGGCGCGTCAAACCCAAGCATGCATTTGTGTTCGTCAAATTCGCCAGTCTTAGGATCGTTTTGATTGATGACGAATACCTGATCAGACTTCAGGTTTGGCCCGACAAAGCAGTCCAACTCATCACCATCGGCACCGGCAACACCTTTTATATATCCATAGTGATGCGGCATTTTTGACGACCAATTGTTTCCGTCCAAATCCATGCCTTGCCGAATAGTGCCACGCGGATTTTCAATGCCAAGTAAAAGTCCGCCAAGTTTCATTTTTGGATGCTTCGTCGGATCGGTCTGCGACAAGATCGCACCGGCCACAGACCCTGCCAGTCCTGTCACACTTGGCTTTGATGTCCGGTTAGTCGCTGGTGCTGTATCGTATTGGATATCTTGCCCTTCTGGTACCAAGTGCTGCTCAAGCGCCGTCAAGCGCTCGAAAAGGCTGTTGACAAGGCTTGACATTGCTGCGTTGTCTGGTGGCTCCTGTGCCGATGGCTTAGAAGGCTTAGGCGGTTCCGGTTGGCTTGGATCGGACACTCCTACATGGGCGCTCGGTGCGTCGTCTTCTGGCGGCTTTGCTGCAGGCTGCTGGCCACCTTTTTCAGTCGCCGTAGTCTCTGCAGCACCGGCCTTTTCTTCCGCCGCGCCTGCCTTTTGGAAGTTGGCAAGATTCTCTGGCGACATCCCAGGCGCTTCGTTTGCCTCTTCACTGGACAGGCGATTGAAGCCGGAATTTTTGTCATCACGGAGAACGTCACGCACCTCATCCGCTGATGTCGCACCCATGTTGATATACTTCTGGCGTGTATCCGCCTTCTTGTCGTTCAGATCGGCCTGTTGCGTCGCAGATACCGAGTCCACAGGCTCAAACACAACTGTCAGCTTGGTGGTTATGCCAAGCGAACGACCTAGAATCAAATAGTGGCGTTCGATCATCGGTGCCATATCGTGTTCCTGAATTGATTCCAACTCTTCATGATACGATATGGTCTCAAACTCGCCAGTGGCATTGAAGCCCTTCGGTGACGTGCCAAGCAGCTTTGTCGCAGGAACTTTTGCAATTGCGGCAACCAATTGGAACTGATTCATAATGACAGAATCGAAGTCCGATAGACTGGTATCGAACTGCTCCATCGTCTCATCTTTGCCCAACACTTTCACCGCGTGATTGTCTCGATACTTCACCCAGAACATCAGCTTTTCTTCAAACTTGCTCTGGTTTGCAAGGGCTTTGTCCACGTCAACATGAAGTGCGGTCGTTCGCTTACTCAAAGAAAGCAGCGGCGCTTCGTTAGCAGTGCGTTCTGCGGCGTAGACGCGCTCATAGATGCGCTGGGTTAAAGGTATGCCGCCAAACACATACGTTGGCTTCAGAACGTCAGCAGGCTGCGGGCCTCTGGCTATAATCAGATGCGATCTGTGATACTTCTTGCCGCTGATGACCCAATATTCAGGGTCATAGAAGTGAATGCCAGATGGGTCTGCTACTGATTCAGCAGTCATCATTGGAGTCATCCAGTATGGATCAATCTGGCTAATGCCTCTATATGAGTTTGGCGTAACGCCGTCGATGTTGAATGGTTTATCATAGTACAGCGGATCGTCGCTGTCTACTTTGAACATGGCAATTCGGATGCCGAATATGTTTTTGAACCGAACTAGCTCTACCAAGTTTTGCTTGATTTTGAATGGAACGTCACGTGACCGTAGTGCGTCAAGGTCGTTCTTGCTCAACGCTTTATCTTCACCAAGTGCCTTGATTTCCCAACCATTTCTGATCGCGTCTTCAGCAGGCATGGAGCAGGCTTTGTCAACCAGCCAGTGTTGAGCGATGATTGAGCAAGCCTGATAGCCAATGAAACTTTGCGACATGAACCAGTTTTGAAGTTGGTCTGGCACCGCGTATTGGCTATTCAACTTCGACATCACCGGCGCGTCTTCCGCGTCCATCACCATAACTCCAGCAGAGTCAAATGTTGCGGACTGGCGCGGTTGATAGATCGGGAAGTCGTCAATGGTGGCCTTGATCGGGTTTGGCGCGTCTGTACGCCAACCTTTACTTCTTGCCGTCACATCGAGCGGGTCATCGTTTCGATCTTTCATGGCAGCCGCTAAAGCCGCCTTTTGTACATCGACGCTTTGGTCCTTTTTGCCAAATAACTTGGCCAGAAATCGCTTCATTTGCGCCCTTCCAGGTGTTTATCCGGCGTATTATAGGGTGCCAGGCCATCACTAGGCAATGAAAGGATAACGTGTTGATTTCATTGTGCAAATTTGTATCAGAAAAAATATTTATGAATTAGTTTACTTCGATCAAAATTTCAGGCATAATTCTTTCATGGCAACCAACACCCAACAGAAAGCCTAGAATGAAGCGCGAAATTTTTGAGATTACGTTGAATGGCGAGTTGGTTGATACCCGCTCGAAATGGAACGCCGCCAGAAGGTCTATCGAAAAGTTGGCAGGTGACGTAGCCAGGAGTCGCAGCCAGATGTTCGTTCTCGCAGAATCGAGTAGCGTGAAAGAAGGGTTTGGACACGTATCAGGCGTGTTTGTTTGGCGCTCAGTCGATCATCAGCTTGAATTCAAGATTAAAAAACTCAACTAACAACCAGAAAGCACAGAATGGACTTCCAAGACCTTGACAAGATCAAAGACCGCATCGCCAAGCTTTTGCGTATGGCCGCAGACGCCTCCAGCCCGAACGAAGCTGCGATTGCTGCAGAGCGTGCGCGCAACCTCATGGACAAGCATCAGCTTGATGAATTCGACATCGGCAACCGGATTGAGGAGGATTTTGCAACGGGGCCGGCAACGCGATTTTACGCGGCAGTTCCGCAATATATGAACATTTTTGCCGTCCAAGTAGCAGAGTATAACGACTGCCAATCGCGTTTTGAATTTGGCGATGTCACCTATAAAAAGAAAGCAACCGACCTGCTGCAGCGCGGAAAGCGTATAATGTTCATGGGCTACAAGTCGGATGTCGAGTTGGCCATACAAATGTTCAACAGACTCAACGAAGCTGTCAACCGGCTTTGCAAAGAGTATATGAACGGAATAGGGATGACTGCCTACTCCGTGCGAATCGGCTGGCAGTTCAAAATCGGCGCTTTCCAATCCATAGGCACTAGGCTTCGTGAAATGACCGTTGAGCGCGACGCAATAACGTCAGCCAACGGAACATCGCTGGTGGTTATCAAGAAGGTCGCCGTTGACGAAAAGTTTGGCAATTGCAAGTATGGCAATGTCAAACTTCGATCTGCACAAGACGATGCGGAAGGCGAAGCCCGACGCATCGGCGCTATTAAAGGCGCGACAATCGAAATTGTGAAGTCAGTGGAGAATTGATCGTGAGTAAAATCGAAAAGCAAAACAAATTTCGCACTTATTTCGCAGGCAAGAAAGAGACAAGGCGACGTTACGACAACTGCGCCATTGCGGCATTCCACCGCAAGCTTGATCGTCACTGCTTACGTGAAATGAATGAAGAATTGAAGAGGCCGGCATGAAGTTTGTCGATACTCCCGCATCGAAGTGTGACCAAAAGAAGCGCCCGACGCCGCGCCAACTTAGGGAACAGCTTGAAGAGGCAAAGCGTCAGTTGCGCAACAAGGAAAAGACTGAGAAGTAATCAGTCAAAGAATCCTGCAGCGCTGCGTTTTGGTTTGATAAGTGCCATGATAAAAGCGTCAGCAATATTTGGCGAATTGATATGGCGCTTTTTCATGTCAATTTTCGACTCAACTTTGAACCGCCCGTTGCCATCTGTATCTTTACGCGGTTGCGCTAGCTCCACCTTCATTTTCTCCAAAATCTTTGGCGGTATCGTGGCGCTGTTCAGGCTAATCAACTCATCGTGCGGGTGGGTTGCGCCCTGTTCAACGACTTCATACGTCTTTCGGAACCGAGATGCAACCTCATCCCATTTTTGCGCCTTCAAATTGCTGAAGTGATCCTTATTCCTGATGACGACGTGCGGCAACTTCATATAGATGCCGTCCTTGTCGTCAATCTCACCGCCTGCATTGAAAGCGTCGTATTCTACACTAAACCCTTTGGCCTCATTTAATTCGGCAAACTTCGCACCTGCCGTCGCGCCAACGCCAATCGAATCCCACACAATGGCCGCGCCCGATTCAAGAGCCTTGTTGTACACGCGATTGCACGACTTCAATAACTCATCCTCCAGGCCTTCCCACTCATCGCCGTCCACGATCACGTTGCCATAGGCCGATACTGTAGCGCACTTATCGTCGCCATCATCTGCCACGTCGAATCCAATCTGCTTTTTGCCAACAGGCTCCCAGCCGAGTTTAATGTGCGCGTCGATTGCTGCGAGAATATACGACAGGCTGATCACGCTACGGTCGCCTCCCATCTTAGGCACGCCACCATAAATGTGTTCAGCGCTCTTTTTATCCCGCACGTAAGCCTCCGCTATTACCTCGACCATGTCAGACGTCAGGAACGGGTTTTCTGTGTAGTTTATCTGGCGCGATATGCAGCTGTTCGGCGGGTTTACGACGAAATTCTGATACGCAAAATCCATGTACTCATCCGGGTTCCATATCAGCCATATTTGCGCCCCTTGGTTGCGTAGGATTGTCGGCGCGATAACCTCCCATTGCGCTTCTGTCAAATAGTTGGCCTCCTCCAACCAGAGGATGTCAATATGCTCCATCGATTTTATTTCATTGAGATTACGGGCAATACCGTAGAATAAGAACTCACTTCCCGTTATCTTGTGGATGATCGATTTGTTGGTTATGCCGAATTCGCCCGCATATTCGCTGTTTGATATCTTATCCTTGATGAGAGTGTACACAGACTCATCGATGCGATTCTGAAATTGCCGGGCGCACATTATTCGCACCTTGAAGTTCGCCGCCAGGAATACTGCGAACCCTGCAGCGTCGTGACTCTTGGAGCTTGCGCGCCCGCCGAACAGCGCTTTGTATCGGGCCTTGGCCTCCCAAAACGGGCGTAATGCTGGATTCAGAGAGTACATGTGTGATTGTTTTAGCGGTTATTCGTGGTGCGATTATAGCCGCGCCCAGTCATTGAGGCAAATCGTCATTATTAATCAATCACTTACGAAATCATTCAATTATTTTCAAAAATAAATGAAAAAGTTGTTGACTCGCAGAAAATACAGGTTCATAATTGATTCATTGGTGGCCGATAACGGAAACCGAAAACCCTAGAAAGAAAGAGAATTTATCATGACCTTCACCACCGTCGCTCAAATCGAATCCGCCGAAACCAAAGACCTGATCGTATTCTACAACTCGATCAACACCGAAAAGCCAGTCAAGAAGTTCGCCGACCGCCAAACCGCCATCAAGCGCTGTTCGGCTCTGATCATCTCTGATTCGGAAGTGGAGGAAGAATCGGCAGAAGTCGAAGGCGAAAAGAAGTTTGTGTGGCCTTTCCAAATGACGTTCGGCTCCGTCGAAAGCAAGCTGGCCATCGCCGCCGGAAAACCAGCGCCAAAGAAGGCCGATAAGCCTACCGTCACAAAAGCCCAAGCCGCTATTCTGCGCAGGATCGCGTTGGGCGACTTTACCACAGTGAACGGCACGGAACCGAAAGCGCTTGAAGAAGTCGGCCCGGTATGGACATGCACAACGCTCGAAACTGCGGCAGAGCAACGGACGTTTGAAGCGATGGAAGCTGCTGGCTTGGTGGTTGGAAACGGCGCTGCCGGGGAAGACTCTTGCGTGTCGCTTACGCAGGCCGGGTTTGACGCCTACAAAGCGCTGCCTGCTGGTTACGGCGTGGCAGCGGTCAAGCCTAAGAAGGCGATCAGCCATGCGTCCAACGCTGCTGGCGTAGCGGCTTCGTGGGGGCAGGCTGATGTCGCTGCCGCCCGGTTGACCCGCGACGGCGTAAGTGTGACGGTGAACGACAAGACGACAACTCACAAGTCCGCTCGTGACGCATTCCGTCACTATCGCCTGCTTGACAGCAAGCACATCCGCTTCCGTGGCGTACTGAAGGCTGCAAAGTCTGCCGTGTACGAAGAAAACGGCGTAAGCTACTTGTTCAAAATCATCTAATAACTCTGAAGGTGCGATTAAACGTCGCACCTTTATTTCCGACTGAGGAGTGAACGTGACCGATGCGCCGAAGCTGGAAGCGCTGCTTGAAGAGGCGTTTGCGAGATATTTCAAGCAAGCCAATGACAGAAAGCTGCCTATGATTTGGGATTATCAAGAGTGGTTGGACAACTCGGAAGTTGCAAGGCGTCTCATCAACGAACATTACGAACCATGGACACAGCAGACACATTAAACATCGTCGTGTATTTGCCTGAAATTCGGTTGCGCCCAGAGATGCTTGAAGACTTTATCCAAGCATATTCCGTCGCCGATATGGGAGATTTGGAGGATGATCTTATATTCTCCCATATCACCTGTGACCACTTAGTTGTAAAGCTGGAGCGGTTGCCGCGTCAATTCTCGTCAACCGACGAATTCAACGAAGCCTATCTGGCGCGCATTCGTGAGATCATCGCGCCGATGGCTTATAGTCTAAACTAGGAGTTTAAGATGAATATCACAATAATTGCCAAGCCGGTTTTCTGGATTCCACTAAGTTTGAAACAGGCTGAAATTCTTAGTGTTTTGTCGTACCGACACTATGACCGGACTTGCAAATCTGCAAGTCTGCAAGGTGGGTTTATCCTTGCCTGGTGCAAGGCTGCGCATCAAGCTGGCTCAGAACAAATCCAATTTTCAGCCGACTTTCAACATCTGGACTTATGCCTTAAGGTGCTTGAAGCTTCAGGCACGCTGATCAACGAAGAGGATAGAAAGATCGCGGCAGGCCTGACGCTTGATTTTCGTCGCGCACTGGCGATGGCCGATCAGCAGATCGGAACCATCTCAATTGAAACCGAACCACAAGGACTTGTCGTAAATGGATGACATCGACGCAGCAACAGAACGTCAAGATGCGTTGGACAGGATGGCCTTGGCAGCAGCCCGCCTAGAGGCAAGCCGGATCGCGCCTGGACACGCCGGAACGTGCGATATGTGCGGCGACGAAAGCCCAAGGCTGATGGGCGCTGACTATTTCAAGCGCAAACGCTTCTACGGGGTTGCCGCGAACATTTTTGAAGGGATTTGCCCGCCATGCCGCGACAAGCACAGATTGCCTTAGTCATAGCATTAGTCTGCTTATCTGCTTGCCATCACGATTCCAGGCGCGACGTGCCTTCATCGTCGTGCTCATCGACAAGAACCGGCGTGGCAAGAAGCTACGTCGCGTCACAGTGCACCGCTGTTGACGATCCGTACTCGAACAACTGCATCAAGCACGCCACTGTTGCTAGAGTAGAATATGAGTATGACGTGATTTGCAAGTTCAAAGAATTACGAGAATGAGTCCACGGTTCTGAGAGTACAATTTAACCACCACAAACAAAGTTGGAGCATGGAATGAGCAGAGTCCTCAGAACCCAGATCATCGCGGCATTCAGCAAGCACAAGTCGCCGGTGCTAGCGCTGAAAATCATCTGCCACACGACATATGCCAACCGCAATCACGTCGTCGCCGAACTTCGGCGTATGGAAGCGGATGGGCTTGTTGAATGGCCGTCAAACTCCCGCGCAAAAGGTCACCGATTGCTCAACTTCGCACCGGCAGAAGGCAACTTGCCTGTGACTAAAATGCATCAACCTCGGATGATCGGGTACGAAGCCAAGATGCGGGCCTTTGTCGCTAATTGCGAAGGGATTTCGAGATGACGCCGACACTTTTGATGGCCTGCCGAACTCATCGCACGCCAGGGTGCCCAATTTGCGTTCCCGCAGCCGCTGAATTGAGAGAGGAAACTGCCAAACGGCAATGTGCGGAACGCTTGGCAAAGGCAAGTAGACGGCGATCCAGACTCAACTGTGTCATAGGCTTTGGTGTCTGTTTGTTATTCAGTGCCGTCCTGTTGCTGGTCGATCAGACGGCCACTCTCACTGAAGAGCGCGATCAGTTGCAAACAAAAAAACGCCAAGCTGCGGGAGTCCGTTTTGGAGTGGCAACGGCGCACATATCGCCCGGAACAGGATTTGACGTCAGCTTGCGTGGCTTGGTGGATGAAGAGTAGTATAGCGGAAGCCAGAAGGCGCATTTGCTCGCAGCCTGTGCTTAAATCGATAAGCCAAAAGAAAGGGAAGTGAAATGAAAGACGGACTAGAAAAGCGCATGGCAGAAGAATTATGCAAAGTAGCGAACCATCGATTCAACTACATGTACGCGCTTCGTGAATTGCTTTTACTGGCCGAAGTTCCTGCCTTTCAAATTCCGACAATGATAGAACGCGCACGAAATACTGGATCAACTAGAGAGAAGAAATGAAAAACTACCCTCTCAGCATTTATGTACACGTTGGCGATGAGGTTTCGATTTCCTCTCGCGGGCATCACAATTTTGATGCTTTCAAAGCCGCCGTAAAGCCGTACCTGGAAGAGCTTGCACTGCCTGATGACTATTTTTCTGACCCGGTGCACACGTGGTGGCGAGTAATCCCAGACGGCGATGAAGGATGCTATATCGCAATTGCAGAGCCGCATTCACGCGGTGCCTATCCTGTGACAGTGATTGAGGAGAAATATCCATGAGCAGCACAACCTGGATGCGCCTGACGCCAATCTACGGCGGCGCAAATGCCCATGATGTAACCGGCTTTAAACTTGAGTATTCAATCCCATGCTTAGACTTCACGGTTAGAGAGGAAATCAACAACAAGACTGGCGATTTGCTGAAAATAGCTATGGAAGCCGGCAAGAATCAAGCTAAGGCAGAAATCCGTACTTTACTAGGGATAACGAAATGACCCCACAAACAAAATGACGCTTGCGGAACGGGATGCTGCGATACGGGCGGCTACTGCTGAGTGCGAAGGATCGCCCGGCGTAACTCACATAGATTACATCCGTGGCCTGGCAAAATACAAAAAGGATGTAGAGGCGCTCCTTGGAGTCCAGGTTGCTTCGTTTTATCGTCACTTATTCCACCTCATTTGTGAAATAGTTGCTGACTTGTTCAAAAGTTGGCGTATAATGATATTCATCGGTAGCAAACAAACTGGAGAATTAAGATGAAATACAAATCGAGTAAGACGGTTCGTGGAAATGTAGGAATGTCAGGTGCATCTCAAGCCAGCGCGGATGATAAAGATGGCTGTTACGACTGCGTTGGCTGTGCCAATATTAAGGGGAGAACAAAATGAGCCTATCCCTCCCGCCGCCAACACACCCGTTGCGCGATCTGTTTGACGTAAAGGATTTGGCGAGCTTCGGAACGCCAGAAGGTCTTGCGGAATGTCCAACCTTCAAAGAGGCGCGATTAGTGGCTTGTAACGTACTGATCGCCGATAAAGCAATCAGTTCCGTCAATGCAATCTTGCTTGGTGCCGATGGCTGTATCGGTCTGTGGTCGTTCTCTAGCAACCACCCACCGTATCTGCTTTGGAATTTCGGCAAGCCGCTCTGATCGACGATTTGGCAGTGTTCTAAGCCACAAACAACAAGGCCCGCTACCGTCCTATTAGTAGCGGGCCTTTGCACAAGCCTTACACCAACCTGTTGGAAATTCACACATCCTTGGGCGTTCCTTCTGCGCTCAACCCGGCATAGAAGTCGTCCAGCGATCTTCCGGCCTTCGTCTTACCGTTTTCATCAACAACAACCACGCCAGTCAAGATGTTCAGTTCCTTTTCTGCCGCAAGTCTTGTTGAGCATTTGTTCAATGGGTCACGATAGATGGACAACAAGCCGCTGATGGCCTTTTTGGCGCACCACAACTTTGATACCTCAGTCGAATCCAGCACCTTTTCGTAGTTGGTTTGATAGTACTGAGTCGATTCGATAGCCGCGATACGGTTGTAGCCTTGCTGCGGGCCTCCCCAGTGCTCAGCACCGAACACGTTCACGAATGATTGATAGGCCGGATATCCGTGAACTCTCAACTCAATATATTTGTCATAAAATGACTTGTTCATCTTGATGAATTCGTCTTCAGCAAATTCGTCTTTTATCGGCCCTAGCATAGTATTCACTCAGTGTGTGGTGTTGATGTCGGGATTATATCTGGTTGCGTGGCCGTGGTCTACCTGGCTGCGTGGTTGGTTGATATTGCCGCCCATAACGATCTGGTGAGGTGAGATGGATTGCCGCGAAGGCAAGACTAAAACTGGTGTTTTAACATTGAAATTGCGGATTTTCCAAGAAAATTGGCCGCAAGTTCGCAGCCGCAAGTTCCAAGTCCTTGATTTGCAAGGTAAATTTATGTCTAAATTGCGTACTTGCGAATATAATTATATGAGAATATATAACGCCCGCCATCGTAGGTATTGTTGAAAAGGAAGTTTGAAGCCGCAAGTTCGCAAGTTCGTGGCTTTTCTCCAACAAAATCAAGGACTTAGAACTTGCGGCAGTGCTTTTTAAGTCCGCAAGTTCTTGCGGCAATCTCCGCAATTACGCCTTTTTTTGTTATCTAACTATTACTAAACGATGCATTTAAACGGTATTTCGACCACCGTACAAAATATAAACCGTCGCAAATCGATACCCCCCCTGTAGATTTTTTGCACGCAATGGCTTTCCGCCACGTTTTCAAGGACACTTCCAAACAATATTCGGTTCAGAAGCGCCTTGTCACCGATAAAACGACTAAAAATCACCTTCGTCTTGGAACTGCTGAATTACTTTATCATCAGCATCAGTCACCGCGATCCCGATTCGCTTCGCATATTCAGCCTCGGACATGACGTCTTTGAACAAATATCCCCGCACATTTCGTATCAAATCTGGAGTCGCATCAAGGGCAATCATCTTAGTTTTCAGGTGATTTTCCTTTACGTCGCCTCCTCTGCTCATATACCTTATCCGGGTTTTGAGCGCGGCGGTCGTTATCCACACCCCGCGATTTTTGCGACCGTCGATGATCTCAGCATTCAGCTTGCCAAGGCTGGAAAGTGCCGGGATAAGATAAGTATCCAAAGAGTAGTCCATAACCGCGCCGCGCCCACGGCTCATCTCAGACTGTGAGAACTCCTTTACCTGCCGCGAAACCCCGTCAACGTAGGA